CAGTAATACACGCTAACAATACAGTTAAAGACTGGCTAAGTTATGACAAGCAAGTGATAAAAGAACTAGAGGAGATAGAAACTAAAATAGAAGAAAGAAATGAAAGAGGAAACTAGTCTAAAACTAATTAAATTAATTGCCTTATTACAAAGTGCAGTTTATACTATTGACGACCTACAAAATGATAAAGTACCTAAAGAAATAGAAAGTATTTTAAACAGTACTAAACCAGTATTTAAAGAAGTTGAGAAGATCATAACAAAGAAATACAAAACAATGCTAGAAAGGCTTTTTAATGTAGATGAAGATATGATAATGACAATAGTAGAAGCATATCAATATCAAATAGATACTTTTAAGGAGTTGAGTATAAACGATGTAGTGACAATTAAATGACGAACGGTAATATAAAAGTATAGACGGTAATAATATATTGAATTACTTTTACTTACTTTGTATTAACAAAAATTAAAACAATAACAAAATGACAGATTACAAAGATTTTTTAAAAACAAAAAGAAAGACTTTTATAGAAAGTGGATTTGAAATTGATGAGAATCAATTAAACTCTAATCTATTTGACTTTCAAAAGTATGCAGTTAAAACGGCATTATCAAAGGGTAGGTTTGCATTGTTCTTTGATTGTGGTTTAGGTAAAACATTAATGCAGTTAAGTTGGGCTGATGCAGTTTTCAACCATACAAAAAAGAAAGTATTAATACTGGCACCATTAGCAGTAGTAGAACAAACTAAGGAAGAGGCTAATAAATTCAATGTTAATTTAGATAGTTTTGATATTATTAATTTTGATCAATTAAAAAATATAGATTGCTCTATTTATGGAGGTGTAGTAATTGATGAGAGTAGTATATTAAAAGGTAAAGACGGAAAACTATCAAGCCTTATAATTAATAACTTTAAATCAACTCCTTATAAGTTGGCTTGTACTGCTACACCATCTCCAAACGACCATATGGAGTTAGGTCAGCATAGTGAATTTTTAGGGGCTATGAGTTATTTAGAAATGCTAGCAATGTTCTTTGTACACGATGGAGGGGAAACAAGTAAATGGAGATTAAGAAAGCACGCTAAGGATGTATTCTGGAATTATGTATGCACTTGGTCTATGGCTTGTGATAAACCTGCAACACTAGGATTTGAAGTTGAAGGATATAACTTACCAGATATAGAGTTTATAGAACATATTATACCAGTAGAAAACAATACTAATACATTATTTGGAGATGTTGCAGTAAGTGCTACTGACCTACATAAAGACCTTAAAAGAAGTTATCAATTAAGAATTGAGAAAACTAAGGAACTAGTTAATGGATCTGATGAACAGTGGATAATATGGACTTTGAAAAATGATGAAGCGAAAGAATTAAATAAAGTAATTAATAACTCTATTAATGTTCAAGGTTCAGATAAGCCAGAAGTTAAAGCAAAGAATTTGAATGGATTTGCAAAAAATGAATTTCAAAACTTAATTACTAAAACTTCAATAGCATCATTTGGAATGAACTACCAGCAATGTAGTAATATGGTATTTACTTCTTATGATTTTAAATTTGAAGCATTTTATCAAGCGGTTAGACGTTGTTATAGGTTTGGTCAAAAGAATAAAGTTAAAGTTCATATTCTTGTACCAGAATCACAAGTTAATGTTAGAAAAACAATTTTAGAAAAAGCACAAAGACACCTTGAAATGATACAAGAAATGTCTAAATATTCAAGCGAATCAAATTACAAAACAAATAAATCTAAATTTATGATTAATCAAAGAGAAATTAAAACAGATAAGTATCACTTATTAAATGGGGATTGCGTACAAGAGAGCAAAAAGTTAGATGATAATTCAGCTGACTTAGTTGTATTTAGCCCACCATTTGCAGAGTTATATGTTTATTCAGACAAAGAAGAGGATATGGGTAACGTAAGTAATTATAAGGAGTTTGAAAAGCACTTTAAATACTTAATACCAGAACTAAAGAGGGTTTTAAAAAGTGGTAGGATATGCGGAGTACATTGTATGGACTTGCCAATTCAAAAAGGTAAAGAGGGTTATATTGGATTGAGAGACTTTAGCGGAATGCTTATAGATTGGTTTCAAAATGAAGGTTTTATTTATCATTCAAAGGTTACAATTTGGAAGAATCCAGTAACTGAAATGCAAAGAACTAAAGCACTAGGACTATTGCACAAGACAATTAAAAAGGATAGTGTAATGACTAGAGTAGGTATTCCAGATTATGTTTTGTTTTTCAGAAATGAAGGAGAAAATGAAACTCCAATAACTCATCAAGATACTGATCAAAATGGACTAGACTATTTACCTGTTGACTTGTGGCAAAAATATGCAAGTCCAGTATGGTATGATATTGACTATTCAAGAACATTGCAGTATAGAAGTGGTAGAGATGGTAATGACGAGAAACACATTTGTCCTTTGCAATTAGATACTATTGAAAGAATAATACATTTGTATAGTAACGAAGGAGAAACAGTATTTAGCCCATTTGGAGGTATTGGTAGTGAGGGGTTTCAAGCAATGAAAATGAATAGGAAGTCTATAAGTATAGAATTAAAAGAAAGTTATTTTTCATTAAATGCTAAAAACCATAAGGCTTGTGTAGAGGAAATGGAATCAACATTAAAACTATTTTAATATGAAAGAGTTAATACTAGAATGGGCTGATAAACGAGGTTTATTAGTTCAAGGCAACCAAAGAAATCAATTAATTAAACTAATGGAGGAAGTAGGCGAGTTATCGTCTGCTATCCTTAAAGATAATCAAACAGAAGTTAAAGACGCTTTAGGAGATATACAAGTAGTTTTAATTATACTTTCTAGCCAGTTAGGATATGATTTAGACGAGTGTTTAAAAGATGCTTATAACGTCATAAAAAATAGAACAGGTAAAAAGGTTAACGGAATCTTTGTAAAAGACGAATAAAATAATTAACTTCGTATTTATTAATCGGACAGGATTAAAGAAGTATTTTTAATAACCCTTGTATAGGTTGGACTGTCCTCCTCCTGTACAGGGGTTTTATATTTAATATTAATACTATGGCAACAGATAAAAAAGGTTTTATACTCTATGCAGATCAAAAAGAGTTATTCGACCAACTACCAAACGACAAAGCAGGGGAATTAATTAAGCATATTTTTAGTTATGTTAATGATGAAAACCCAGATACAAACGACATTCTATTAAAACTTGCATTCACGCCTATTAAACAACAGTTAAAGAGGGACTTAAAGAAGTTTGAACAAACTAAAATAAAGAGAAGTGAAGCGGGTAAAGCAAGCGCAAAAGCAAGGCGCAACAAAAAGGAACAAACGCCAACAAATTTAACAAGTGTTAAAAGTGTTGAACACACTTCAACAAAATCAACAGTAAAAGAGAATGTTAATGTAACAGTTAATGATAAAGTAAAAGATAAAGATATTAATATAAAGGCTAAAGCCTTCAATACACAAAAGGAGTTTTTAGAATGGTTTAACAAAGGCAAAGAGTATTACACTAACTCAAAAGGTAAAACTAGAACTATGTCAAAGACTGACTTAAACAACTTTAAAAAACTAAACGATGTTTACAACCGTCAAGAGTTCGGACACGCTTTAAAAATGTTAACTAAGTCTAAATGGGCAATAGATGAAAATATGATAATACCTGCTCACTTTCTTAGAATTGATAATTTCACTAAGTACTTAAACCAAGAAGATACTAATAACAAAATTTCACTTAATCTACCAGCAAACTAATGTATAAAAAATTAAGTCATATAAGCACCGAACTAAACGACCTAAGAAACAACGGAGTGCAAAGAGGTAAAAGTGTAGGATGGGATTGGTCGCTATTCCCTTACACAGTTAAAGAGGGTAGTACTACCTACATAGGCGCAGCCCCTGCAAGTGGTAAAACAGAGTTTTGGTTTGAGATATTACTTAACTTATCTTGTTTACACGGTTGGAAGCATATTATTTTCAGTCCAGAAACAGGAGAACCAAAAGACATTTATTCAGAACTTTGTCATAAGTTTGTAGGTAAACCGTATTTAGGAGAAGGGAGAATGGATGAAACAGAAAAAGCATACGCAGAAATGTTTATAGACGAACATTTTATTATAATTGATCCAGTAGATGAAGATTTAACTATCGATATGTTTTACAAGAAAGTTGAAGATATAGAAAATGAATTAGGTACTAAATTTAATACTACAACTATTGACCCTTGGAATGAGTTAACAGAAAACTATGTACCAGCAGACTTAGGGCGTGAAGATAAATATTTAAGTAGAATACTTGGAACGGTAAGAAAGAACGCAAGAAAGACAAATAGACATAACTGCATAGTTACACACGTAAGAGACCAAGCAATGCTAACACAAAACAATATACGATACTTTCCAATGGCACACGCTAGAGACTTTGCAGGCGGTCAAGTTTGGTATAGAAAAGGTATGAGTGTTTTAATTCCTTGGAGACCTCCAGTTGGTTTAATGGATGACAACGGTAGACCCTATGATAATAATCAAATGGTTTTAAACATATCCAAAACAAAACCTAAAGGAACTTCAAAAAACGGAACATACAATTTACATTATGATTTGCAAAGAAGTAGGTACTATGTAGATGACTTTGGTAAACGTGTTTATGCAAACCGTGGAGAATATGAACCAAAGATACTAGACAAGCCTAAAGAGGTTATTCAACCTAACTTAGCCTTTGATGATGTTACACCTCCACCGCCAAAAGTAGAAGTAAAAAAGATTGAGTTAAACAAAGATTACAAACCAGAGGAGGACTTTTTAAATTATAAAGAGCCTTGGGAACAATAAACCAAAACTATGAACGCAACAATAACAAAAAACAATTTAGAGATATTTCTAAATAAACTTGAAAGCAGTAAATTAAACGAAGAGTGGAACGCTTATAAATCTTTTTTAAGAGATGGAATACTAGCAATAGACTTACTAATTAAGTTATCAGATGAAAAGGACGAAGTGATAAGGGTTAATTTTAAAGAAGATCTAAAAAAAGCCATTGATACAAAGCAGGCTAAAATTAAATTACTATCTTTGGAAAAGAGAAACAAAGAACTAGAGCAACTAAATATAGAAATGCAAAGTAAGATAGATAAAGTTTTAAATGGTTTTTAATGAAGTGTAAAGTGTGTAAGATAAAATTTGAACCTAAGTACTTTAATCAAAAGACTTGCGTAAACGTAGAATGTATTTTAAAGCATTCTAAGGAAGTTAAAGCGCAAAAGTGGACAAAGACCAAGCAAAAGAAAAAAGAAGCCCTTAAAACTAAAAAAGATTATCTAAAAGAATTGCAGGTAGTTTTTAATAAGTACATAAGATTAAGAGATAAAGACGAGCCTTGTATAAGTTGCGGTAAGAACTCGGGCAAAGCAGAGCAAGCAGGACACTATCGAAGTGTTGGAAGTTGCCCCGAACTTAGATTTTGTGAGGATAACGTACACGGACAATGTATAAGATGCAATATGTATTTATCTGGCAATCTAATAAATTACAGGCTAGGTTTAATAGAACGGTGCAGCCTTGCTTTAGTTGATTGGTTAGAGATACACCACGAGCCTAAACACTACACTATTGAAGAGTTAAAAGAGTTAAAAGAATATTACAAACAAAAAATAAAAGAGTTATGACCAACCTACTAAGACAAGTTACACTAGATAGAGCGACAAGAAGAAAAGATAAAAGCGTATCACTAACTTTTATTACTTCATTAGAGCAAAGTACGGATCAATTTAGTGAGATAGATAAACTACTAGACGGCACAGGATTAATTTATTTTAAAAGTAATGGAGTATTAACTACCAACGAACTAGAAGAACTAGACAGTATTGATTTAGAGATAGAGGGAAAGACTAAAAGCCAACGGTTAAGAAATGTGCTTTACGTTTTACATACCCAAATACACAGAGAGCCAAATCAAGAACAAAAAGACTTCAAAGAGTTCTATGCTTTAGAGATGGAAAAGATAATAGAACATTACAAAGGGAAACTAGATTAAAGTTCTTTAGTGAGAGAGGGGTTACTTTAGAGTTTCCTAGTATGGATAGTTTAATAGATCAATAAACACATTTACCACTTATAAACCTATTTTACCGCTTATCACATTTTTAGCAGTAGTAAAGAAATTTATATTACATTTGTATTAAGAAATTA